GAATGTGGCACTTTAATCTCCGTTTCGGAGATTCCTCGCCGTGGTAAGGTGTGTTTTAAGTGCCATGTGAAGACTATTGACCTTGGTTTTAAGTATGGCAAGGACAATTTTCATGGTCCAACCATCAAGGAACGCCAAAATAAGATTTTGGATGATGCTAAAGCGGCTGGTATTAATGCAGCCCCTGCGAAAGATTTTGGCTTCTAATGGAATGGCTGGTACCTATTGTGGTTGCCATCATTGGTGGACCCGTTGTGGTTGTCTTACAAAGGCTTCGCAAGGAAAATACCAGCCAACACGCTGAAGGTCGGGAACTTATTAACCGTGTTTTATATAAGGTTGATGAGGTTGGTTCTAAAATTGACCGCCATATTGGATGGCATGAAGGAAAAGATAATGAGTAAGTTTAGTATTTCACGAGAGTGCCGTGAGGCTATTTTTTCGTATTTGCGTTCAGCAACGGCAACAACACTGACGGTGTTGTTGACTGGTGAAACAGACCCTAAGGCTGTTTGGGCTGCTGCTGTGGCAGCGTTTGTTCCTCCTGTTATCCGCTGGTTGAACACTGACGATAAGGCTTTTGGTCGTAAGTAATGGCTGCTAAAAAGAAAACCGCTATTGAATTAGGAAACAAGCCTAAAGGCATTGTTGATGACATATTTAAAGTTGGTGGCAAGGCTTTAGTTAGTGCTGTACGCCGTGATGTTCGTAAAGCAATTAAGGTTGATAACTCTGCTTCTAATATTATTCGTAAGGGTGCAAAGAAAAATTGGAGCAAGGCTACTGGCGCATCTGTTGATGCTCGTCAAAAAGCAGGAGCCCATTTTGCTAAGCAAGCAGGAATTAAGCCTTTAAAGCGAACAACTCAAAGCCAAGAACAGTGGGAAAAAGAATGGGACACTTATTGGCGTGCAGTAAATAAGTCTGGATTATCTAAGGCTCTTAAAGAAGAGGCTGCAATTTTAAATGCTAAGCGTGCTAAGGCTGGAAGAAAACCAGTTGTTAAAAACGCAGGAAAAATTGTCACACGAAAGATTAAATAATGGCTGCTAAGAAAAAATCCGCTATTGAACTAAACAACAAACCCAAAGGCATTGTTGATGACATTTTGCGTCCTGTTATTTATGGAGTTTCTCGTGCAATAGCAGATAGAGGAACTGGCAAGATTGCATCAAAACTTGACAATATTGCAGATAAGACTGTAATCAAAAGAGCAAGAAGTTATGCTAAAAAGGGAAGCAATAAAGTTCATTTTATTGATGCCGATGTTCGTGTTCGTGGACCTAAGACAGCGTCTAAAAACTATAAAGCGGCTGCTAAGGCTAAGTCTGCTTATAAAAAGGACATGTATAAGTCTCGTGCCCAAGTTGTAAACCGAAATACTATTGAAAAATTAAAGAAGAAGTAATGGCTAAGAAGTCACAGTCAGAACAACTGAGTGTTTATCGCTCACATCTTGCCGCTTCAAAAAAGTGGCGAAAAGATGAAGGCTATGATGCTACTTGGCGTAGATTACTAGATTTGTATAAGGGTAAGCATTACGACCAGTATTCTGACGAAGACCGAATGTTGATTAACATTTCGTTTTCCACTATTAATGTTATTGCTCCTGCTGTTGCTGTTAACTATCCTAAGATTACTGTTAATGCTGTTAAACCCGACAATGCCGCTAATGCGGTCATTGCCGAGGCGGTTGTTAACTATTGGTGGCGTTACAAGGACATCCGAAGCGAGTTCCGCCGTGCCGTTAAAGACTTGTTAATTACTGGTCATGGCTGGATTAAAACTGGTTATCGTTTCGTTGAAGAAGATGCTGTTACTGAAGAGGGCGACAATGACGACCCACAATCAGGTGGAGAATCAACTAGCACAACCGTTATTGTTCAAGACGCTCCGTTTGCGGAGCGTGTTTCACCATTTGATGTCTTTGTAGACTCTGACGCTACTAGTATTCACGACATTAAATGGATTGCACAGCGTATCCGCCGTCCTATTAAGGATGTTAAGAACGATAAGCGTTACGCTAAGGCTGCTCGTGAAGCGGTAGAAGTTATGGCTGTTAGCCGCTATACGGATGACCCTAGCCAGCGCAAGATTTACGACAAGAACTACGGTTACGCTGAAATTTGGGAATACTATGATGTGCAGAACCGCATCATGTGTGTGTTTACCGAGGGTGGCGACCAGTTCTTGATTAAGCCTATGCGTATGCCGTATGCTTTTGGTCATCCGTTTGTTATGTTGCGTAACTATGATGTTCCTGATTCTTTTTATCCTATTGGTGATTTGGAACAGATTGAACCTTTGCAGCGTGAACTGAACGAGACTCGTTCTCAGATGATGAATCATCGTAAGCGTTTTGCTCGTAAATGGCTCTATAAGGAATCAGCGTTTGACCAGTTTGGTCGTACTGCTCTAGAGTCTGATGCTGATAATGTGATGGTTCCTGTGGTTGGCGATGAACCGCTTGGCGGTGTCATCGCACCGATGCCTGCTGTTATTTCTCCTCCTGAGTTTTATAACCAGTCGGAAATGATTTCTAGCGACATTGACCGTATTACTGGTTTGCCAGAGTTCATGACGGGTGGTTTGCCTGAGATTCGCCGTACCGCTACTGAAGTGTCGGCTATTCAAGACGCTGCTAACGCCAGAACTGCGGATAAGTTGGCTATTGTTGAGATGGCTATTTCCGAGGTTGCTCGCCGCATGTTGATGCTGGCTCAACAGTATATGACTGGTGAACAGGTTGCACGCTTAATGGGCAAGGACGGGGAACCTATTTGGGTTACTTATGACCGTGAATTTCTTGAGGGTGATTTTGACTTTGAAGTAGTCGGTGGCTCTACGCAACCCAATAATGAGGCTGTTCGCCGTCAGATGGCTTTGCAAATGGTTGACGCTATGGCTCCATTTGCTAGTGCTGGTATTGTTAACATGCAGGAGTTGGCTGGCTATGTCTTACAACAAGGTTTCAACATTAAGAACCCCGAGAAGTTTTTGTCCATGCCCGAACAGCAAATGCCACAGCAAGGACAACCCCCTATGGGTGGACCTGAAGGTGCGCCACCGCAAGGTGCGCTTCCTGCTGGTCCTCCGCAAATGGGTGGAGAGTTACCGCCAGAAGTTATGGCGATGATTCAACAGCAAGGTTTACCCCAATAGAACAGGGTATTATATATAGAGCAACCGTTTGGACTCTAGGAGAAAAATAACATATGAGCGAAGAACTCGCACCCGTATCTGATGTGGAACCCACCGTAGAGGTTGGGTCACCCGATTCCAGTTCGGAAATTCAAAGCCCAGAAGTACCTATTCTTAATGTTGATGAGTATTCGGATTACCGTATACCTGTCAAACTAGATGGTGAGGAACTGCAAGTTCCACTTTCTGAAGCGATTGCTGGATACCAGCGTCAGGCAGATTACACTCGTAAGACACAAGAACTTGCGGAGCAGAGACAAGCGTTACAGTTTGCTTCTACTTTGCAGTCAGCGTTGGAGAATGACCCTGCTGCGACATTGGAACTACTCAGCCGTCATTACGGCATTTCAAAAGCGCAAGCGGCTGAAATGATTGCGGATGCAGATGATTCTTTTGAAGATTTGGACCCCGTTGACCGTAAAATGCGGGAGTTGGACCAGCGTATTGCTCAGTTTGAGGAATATCAATCTCAACAGGAGATTGAGCGTGAAATCAGCCGTCTGAAGACTAAGTATGAAGACTTTGACACTAATGAAGTTGTTAATGCCGCATTGCGTGCTAATACAACAGATTTAGAAGCAGTATACAAGCAAATTGCATTTGACAAGTATATGAAGCAACAAGAGTTGCAGCGGGCTGCCGCCCAGCAGCAACAACTTCAGGAATCTAAAGTTGTTGAAGCAAAGCGTCAGGCTGCGGTTATTGAAGGTGGAGCGTCAGCGACACAGTCAACAACTAGCGATTCGTTTGAGCCGATTAGCAGTCTTGCTGATGCTTGGATTGCTGCTAAAAGACAATTAAACGCTAATTTTTAAACTAGGAGAAATAAAATGGCTGGAAATGCTAATTTTGATGCAATTCTGTCTACTACGCTTGCGAACTATCGTGACCAGTTGACAGACAATGTGTTCTCGGCTCGTCCGTTGACATATCACCTTATGGATAAGGGTCGTATCCGCCTTCTTAATGGTGGTACAAAGATTGTTGAACCTCTCATCTATGGTGAGAACTCAACTGTTAAGCCATACTCAGGCTACGACCTTATTGACCTTACCCCACAACAGGGTATTTCGGCTGCAGAGTTTGAATGGAAGCAGTATGCTGCATCTATCGCAATCTCTGGTATTGAAGAAGCCAAGAACAATGGTGAACAAGAAGTTATTAACTTGTTGGAAGCAAAAATCATGCAGGCTGAAGAGTCAATGCGTGAAGGCTTCAACCGTATGTTCTTTGGTGACGGAACCGACACCCTTGGTTCAGGCGGAACCGACTCTGGTAAGTCTTGGAACGGTCTTGGAAACTTGATTGAATCAGGCAACACTGTTGGTGGAATTAACTCCGCTAGCGGTAACGGTAACGACTGGTGGCGTTCATACGAGGAAAACACCGCAGGTGCTTTGACCCTCGCACAAATGGCTACCGCATACAACACTGTTTCGGTTGGTAATGACCACCCTGACATGGTTCTTACTACTCAAACATTGTTTGAAAAGTATGAGTCGTTGTTGCAGCCACAGTTGCGTTACACCGACACCAAGACTGCAGATGCTGGTTTCCAGAACCTGCTGTTCAAGTCGGCACCTGTTGTTTATGATGTCCATGCACCTGCTGGTACCATGTTCTTCATCAACTCAAAGTACATTTCACTTGTCGGTCACTCCGAAAAGTGGTTTGCTAACACACCTTTTGTGCGCCCAGAAAACATGGATGCACGCTACGCTTTGATTATGTGCTACGGTAACCTTACTATCCGTAACCGTAAGAAGCAAGGTAAGTTGACAGGTAAGACCGCCTAATAACGGTTAAAGTTTGGGGGTGGGCACTATTGTGCCCTCCCCCACTCTTGTTTAATTTTAAATACTAGGAGTTTATAATGAAGAATCCAATTCCAGGAGTTGAATGGATGGGAACACCATTAAACCGCCGCAATCGGAAGGCATATCCTTCTGGTGGTTTTAAGTTTCAAAAGTCTGGTGGCGCTAATGCTGCTGAAAAGCGTTTTGGTTTTAAGCAAGGACAACTTGCACCACCAAAAAATAAGCCCAAAAAGCGCAATGTTGGATTGCGCCCACTCGGAAGAGGATGGCGTTAATTATGGCTGCTAGAAAACCTGCTATTCAAGCACGGCAAGGACATCCGCAGGGAATTGTGGATGATGTCGCAAAACTGGCTGTTAAAGGAATTAGAAAAGTTGTTTCTAAAGGAGCAAAAGTTCCTAGTCGCCGTGCTGTAAAAGGAAATATTATTGCTAGACGGCGTGTTACTGATTATAACATTATAAGAAAAAACACTCCTTGGCATGGTCCTAGCGATGCTGAAATTGCAAAGGCTGTTGCTAAGCATCCTTATCGTGTTTCTCGTAAAACCGTTAGTGATGCACGCAAAACTATTGCTGCTCGTGGTGAACCAGCATCCGCTACACGCCGAGCAGTTAAAAAGGCTTATCCAGTTACATCTGGTAAGAACAAGGCTGTAGTTAAGCAGATGCGTAAAGAAAAACTTGCTGGCATGAAGGAAAATGCACAATACCAAAAGCAGATTTCTAGAATGAGCAAGCAAAAAGGCAAGCGTTTGTCTGCTAATGAAAAGACAACTATTGCTGGTGCTGCAGCGGCAGGTGGTATTGCTGCTGGAACAATGTACGCTACCCGTAAGAAAAAAGGAAAGTAAAATGGCTAGTAGAAAACCTAAAATTGGCGGACCTCTTGGTGACGATTTCGTCAAGATGCTTGAAAAGGCTCTTCGTGGTGGTTTAAAGAAAGTACGCCAACAACAGCGTGTTGTTAGCAAACTTGAACAGCGTGGTTCTATTGATAAGAGAACAGGCGAATACATTATGAAGTCTAGGTATCCAAAGACGGGTCCTGGGTCTAAGTATCGCCGTGATTTCCCTGAAGAATCTGCTCTTTATACAAACATTCAAAAGAAAAACGCTGCCGCTAAAAAGGCTGCTGCCAAGAAGAGTGCTTATACTCGCCAACAAGAGGCTGCTGCTGCTAAGAAGGCTAAGGATGCTAAGATTATTAAAGAGCAGGAACGCACTTTGCGTGCTGACCGTCTTGGTGAGGCTGCATCAACCAAGGGTACAAAGCGTAAGGGCAATAAGGAAATTCCTATGAGTAGGAAGCAGGCTGAGGCTGCTGCTCTTCAAGGCAAGCGTGCTGCTGCACAACGCAAAAAGGGTAACGCTGCTAAGAAGTCTTGGCAGATTAATCAGAAGAAAAAGATTGATAACGCTAAGTCTGCTCAGGAGCGTGTGCGTTTGCGCCGTGAGTTGCGTAATCATCAGGATAAGTACGGACGATTTGACTAATGGCTGCACGCAAACCTCAAGATTTGCGTGACATCCTAGAGGCTGTTGCTGGAATTACGGGCAGTAAAAAACCTGCCCGTAAATCTAGTTCCGCTATGGCATCTGCTTATGTTGCGACAGGTCGTAATGCTCAACAAAAAATAGTTAAAAAAACAGCAGCCGCAGGGGATGCTTTTTATCGTGGTGGAATGGCGGCAACAAAAGCGGCTTTAGGTGACCCTAAAAAGGGTTGGAAAGATGTTGCCTATAATACTGGCACTTGGATTATTCCTTATGGCAAGGCTTTTAAAGTTGTTGATGCTGGTGTTAAAGGTGCTAAGTATTATAAGTCTGCCAAGGCTATTCGTGGAGTATTAAAGGGTGCGACTTTGATTGGCGCACCCATAGCGTTGGAAAAGGCTATTAAGGCTGTTCCTGAACCAAAGAAAAATCGTGGGATGGCTTCTTCTAAAAAGACGATTCCTAATAAGATGCGAGGAAAATAATGGCAAGGACATCTGGGATTGGGTCAGGTCTTGATGATTTGGCTAAGTTTATTGCTAAGGCGATGAAGAGCAAGTCTCAGCAGAAAATTCGTTATGAGTTTGCTAAAAAGGCTGGGGTTTTAGGGATAAGTTCACCTAAGGCTAGTTCGGTTATTAAGAAGGCTGGTAAGAAGGCTGGTGGTAGAAAACCTCCTGCAAAGAAGGCTTCTGGTCCTAAGGTTGGGCGTATTGCCAAGACTCCTGTTCAGCGTCCTGCTATTGACCGTTTTCCAAAGGGTAAGAATCTTGCTCAGACTCCTTCGGAGCAGCGTGCTACTGAGCGTGCGGCTAATCGTTATTTAAAGCGTAGCGGTGGCACATCTGGAGGTGGTTCTCGTCCGTCTGGTTCTAGTAAACCTGTTGATGTTAAAGGTTCTATCATCAGTCCTCCTTCTAAGGCTAGTTTGCGTCCTGCTAAACCATCTAACAGGTCGTATGAGGCTGACCCTACACGCCGTTTTGAGAAGACCCCTAAGAAGCAAACACAAAAGTCCCGTAAGGGTAATCAACCTAAGGGCACTAAGCCTAATCAGGGTACTAAGAAGTCTAAGGGTGGTTATACTCAGAGTTCTAGTGTCAAGCCTAAGGGTAACATGTCTGTTGGTCAGGGTAAGGCTCAGGTTCAGCGTCAGGCTAAGGCTGATGAGGCTAGGGCTAAGACTACTCATATTTCTGCAACTATTCGTAGTTATGAAACACAGAATAATGCCCGTAAGTTAAACGAACTACAGGCTGCTGTTCGTAATGCCAAGACTCCACAAGCCCGTAATAAGGCTACTAAGGCGTTGAATGGCTTTATTTACCAGTTGAATAAGCGTAAGTAATAGAACAAAATAGTCATTTGTATGAGTATTAAAGGTTCTGTCCCTGCCTATGCGTATCATGGCATCCCCGTGTATGGAAACCGTCCTGCTGGTGAGCAGGCGGGTTCCATGATTGCTGCTGGTTCTGGACCTTATTTGGGTCGTGGAAATAAGTGCGAAGCGAATAACGACACCTGTGAAGGCAATAAGGTCAAGGGTGAAGATTTGTGTGCTGGTCATTTGCGGTCTAAGAAGTTAAAGGACAAGGAGGTGTCTGATGGCGTTTAAAACTATGACGGCGGCGGACATCCGTAACGCCGTTCGGTCTATTACAGACCTTGATGCTGACGATTTGCCTGATACAATTCTTAATCTTTACATTCGTGATGGTTATTACCGTATTTTGGATACGGAAAAGCGTTGGTCCTTTTTAGAGTATTCGTTTACTTTTAACACACGAACTGGTGTTCGTGCGTATGATATTTCTACTTTAACTGATGAACCTCTTGGGCAGGTTGTGTCTATTGTGGATAACCGTGGTACTGGTTATCGTTTGGACATGATTGGTTATGACATGGCTGAACAAACATATATTGGTTCTTATGACACTAATGGTGACCCCTTGTTTTATGCTGTGTGGGGTAATCAAATTCATTTGTATCCTAAGCCTAATAATGTTCGCCAGTTGGTTGCTCGTGGTTATCGTGAGCCGTTTGATTGGCAGACTGAGGGTGGAGATGTTGATGCGCCTGCTACGCTGCATTTCCCGTTAGTGTATTACGCTTGCAGCCGTGTGTATCAGCAGTTAGAGGACTCTGCTATGTCTGAGATGTATAAGCGTGCTTTTGATGAGGGTGTTGCGCTTGCTGTTCGCAACGCAACTACACCAACAAGCCATAATCCGTTAATTATGGCGCACGGACAAACACGGAACCGTCCAACTTATAACGGTTGGCTTAATTCTTTGGGTAGCAATCGTAGTGCTTGGGGACTTTAATGTCTATCCAGATTTACGAGCAGAAAGATTTTACTGGCGGGTTAAACCTTAGAAGTGACCAGTTTCAGTTGGCTGATAATGAGTCTCCTGAAATGTTAAATGTTGAGATTGACCCCAGAGGTGGAGTTTTCAGCCGTGGTGGTATGACTCGTTTGAATCCCGATAATCTTGGTGGTACTTGGCTTCCTAGGAAGTTGCAACCTTTTTATGGTAATAGCAGCAAGTTAATGTTGACTAATAATAACAAGGTTTATTATATGTCTACGGCTAATAACTTTGCTGTGTTAAATTATGTTTATTCTGGTTCTTCTTATAATGTGACTGCTACTGGCGGTCATGGTCCTTGTTTGGCTGCTTGGGGTCAACAGTTGTATATTGCTGTTGGAGCCAATGGTGGTCAAAGCGGTACTGATGCACAATACAAGTGGAGTGGTTCTGGTAATGCTATTGCTTTGCCACGGGTGGGTTCTACTCCTAACACTTGGGCTAGTAGGGGTGGTTCTGGTGGTGGTCATGTTCCAGCAGCAGACCATCTTGTTGTTCATGCCAATAAAATGTGGGCTGCTGGCACATACGAAGACGGACAGTATTTCCCTAATCGTATTCGTTTCTCTGATGAATCTCTTCCAGAAAATTGGGTTGAAGAAGATAAGATAGACATTCTTGGTGGTGGTACTGGCATTACTGGAATGGTTGTTGTTAACGGTGCATTGGTTGTGTTTAAACCTTTTGCTGTTTATGTAATCTTTGGTTACGACTATAATGACTTTCAGGTAACAGCAATTTCTACCACCCTAGGATGTCACGACCACATGCAGATGGCTGCAACAGATGTGGGTGTTTATTTCTATAGTCATGGTGATGGTTTGTTTTATTTTGATGGTTCAAGCATTACTGACATTTTTCAGCCTATGCGTCCGATGTTTGACGCTGGGTATGTTAACCCAGCGGCAGACGATTCTGTAACTGTTTCTTGGATTGGGCGTAGAGTGTGGTTGTCCCTGCCTTACTCTACTACTGGTGCTGCAACTACTTCTACTGTTAATCTTGTGTTTGACCCTAGTATTAGTGCGTACATGATGTTTGCAACCGCAGACAACCGTGGGGTTGTTGGCGGTTGTGACTTCCGTACAGATACTGGCACGGACATACGAGTTGCATGTCATCCTACCGTTCCTGCTGTTCTTGAAGTTGATAACTATAGTGAAGACTCTGACAAGATTCTTGTTAGCGGTGCTTCATCTGGTTTTAACACGGTATACCGCACTAAATGGTTTGATGCTGGTTCCTACATGCAACGCAAGATGTTCCGCCGACCTGACTTGGTAATGAAGGAATCAGAGACACAGATGACTTTGACGGTTGAGGTGTATCACGATTTCCAAGAGTCTGATGGTTCTGAGGCTAGAGTTTTCAGTGTTATTTTGCCTACGGCTGCTACTGGCATGTTTTGGGATTCTGATTCATGGGCTGTTGAGAACATTGATGGTTCTACTGAGGGTTCTGTTTGGTCTGGTGGTGTTATTTCTAGCACTATTAAAGCGGCTAAAAATCTTGGTTTGGCTAAAACGGTGCAGTTGCGGTTTAGCGGTCAACCGTCTAAACCGTGGGGCATTAACAGTATTGGATATAAGTGGGCACCCCGAAGGGTGAAAGGATAAATCATGGCTACAGTTAATTACGACTATTCATTTACACCTAATACGGCGGCAAAGGCTACCGAGGTTAATGGTAACTTTAACAAAATCAAAGAGTTTGCTGAGGGTATTTCTACTGGTGTAAATCTTGACTCTGGTGTTGTTTCTACTGCTAAAATTGCTGATGGTGCTGTGTCTACTATCAAGTTGGCTAATGATGCAGTGACATCTTCTAAGATTGTTAACGCTGCTGTAACTAACGCTAAGTTAGACTACGCTAGTGTTCCTCAAACCACTGTTTCTACTAGCGACCCATCTGGTGGTAAAGATGGCGACATTTGGGTTAAGGTTGTCTGATGCCTACTGTTGGTTCTCATTTGACCCGTGCAAAACAGGGTGGCGTGTGGAAGGCTTGGTCTAATTTTTGGGCTAAGCATGCTGGTGTTTGGAAGAAGCCGTTGTCCGTTCATGTTAAGTCTGGTGGTTCTTGGGTTAAAGTATGGGATGAACGCCCATCAGTAACGGGCGTATCTACTTCTTGGTTTACAGATTATTCTGACTTTTTACCAGTTACTTACTATTTTAAAAACTTTACAATATCGGCTAATGGGTTTGACACCACACTTACTGGTACAAGTCCTTCAGGCAGTGTTAATTTTTCTCAGACATCCGTAACAGCCAACAACACGGTTGGCGTATCTAGTTCTAGTGCATGGATTGGGGAATATAACCCATCAAATATGCATACAGTAACAGCCACAAATGTTAGTGGAAATATTACTTTCTAGGAGTTTATTATGGCTTGGCAACCGATTGGCGTATCGCTACTAGCAGAAGTTCCTCAGGGTCAAATTTTGATTAACATTATTAATAGTTTGGCACGAGAAATAGCAAGACTACAAAAAGAAATTGATGATTTGAAAAGGAGCAAAAAATGAGTGACGCTTCTAATTTTTATGGCGACTTTGGCGTTGCAGAAGCGGCGGCTATTCGCCGCCGTAAACAACAGTCCATTGCAAACACACAGGCTGCCTTTATGGGGCAGCAGCGTGGTAAACGCCGCATGGACGACATCCGTAAACAATATAAAGAAAATCTGCCATCGTTGGTTAGTGGTTATGGTCGCCGTGGACTTGG